TCGTTCAGTTTGATTTAAACAACACAACTTTTCAGCAATACAAAGCCAATTACAATCCACAACCATCACACCCAAGCTATAATCCACTCAACACACTATTCGATCAGGGTAATCCAACCTTTCAGTATTACGAACCAATCACAACAAATGGTAAGTTCCAGCGAGTAGTGCATCAGTCGATTGATCATTTATATTATCGATCTTTTTATGAGAATACAAAAGCGTGTTTTGGAAGTGGAAACATTAACACACAGAATCGATTTATAGAAGATCAAGCAATAGTACTAAACCTACCACAGAGCAGGTTTGGTGAAGCTATACAGCAGGGATCTGTAACAATTAATGCAAACTACTCAGTAAGTCAGAGTAACAATAATAGTTTAGTTATTGTTGATGACTTATTTGGAAACCTATACGTGTCAGGTGGATATGTTTCATCCATAAATGGGACAACTATTATTACAGGATCAATATCAAGTAGTACAGTCGGAGAGTGGCCAACATTAGAGCTATACAAATATCACACCAAAGGTCCGGTTAGTTTTACTAGTAGCTTTAATAAAGGAAACTGGCAAATGCAAACTAACTACACTAATGTTAGTTTTGTTTCCTTGACTGGATCCACAGTTCCAATACCATCTTCTGCAGAGTTATTAGGTGTAGTACCACAATTTAGCGGGTCAATTAGCTCAAGTATTATAATCCAACCAGGACCGGTACAAGATTATAAACGCAACTATAACTTTGAAAATGGTGATTTTACAATCACTATGATGTTACAAGCGTCAGCTACTTCATCTCATGCATCAGGTTCTGTTATAATTGCAAAGCAAGGAACAGAGGAGGATACAGCAATTGACATTAATGGTAACCCATACACATACGCTGCTGATAATCGCTCGCCTTATAGAATAACACTACAACCAAACTATAAAGTAGTATTTGAGCGAGATAACCTATTAGAGCAAGTACGCATTTCTGGAAGCATTTCACAAAATACATTACACCATTTAACTGTAATGAAAACTGGATCACAGATGAGACTCTACATTGACGGAGCTCTAATATCCTCTGGATCCGATGTGCAGATCAACAAGGGGTGTTCAAATAGTGGACCAGTTACTATAGGTAATCTATACACACAAGATCGAGGCTTTGATGGAGTTATTGATAACGTGAAGATTTACAACAAAGCACTTACCACAGCTGATATACAATTATCTCACCACACACTAGGAGCTAATAACACTACCGTCGGAAATATATTCTACAATCAAGGAATGATGGTACTGGGATCCGTTCCAGCTAGATACATGGATATCGAAGAAGTTACTGTTCGAGGTACCCACACTATTTGGGAAAAAGAAATTACGTGCACTATTGGAGCAGGTGAGTTCAATCGCAGCAATAATCCTAGTTTGCAAGTATACAACCCTGCATCTAATCAGTTTGAGTTTAGACCATTTACTACTGGATCGTTTAAACCATATGTTACAACAGTAGGACTATACGATGACCAGGGTAGAATGTTAGCTGTCGCTAAAATGTCGACACCACTACAATTACCTAACAACGTAGATACAACAATTGTAGTTAAGTTTGACACGTAATGCGAGACGACGAGTACGAAGTTTGGTTTCCAGATCAATCATTTTAATATGGCAAAAAGAAGAGTTACAACAAAAAGGCAAACTGCCTTAAAGCACGGTTTTAGAAGTGGGCTTGAGGAGGATCTAGACAATACACTCAAATCACAAGGAATTGATGGACAGTACGAGCAACATAAGATTGCTTATGTGAAGCCAGCCACCCAACACATATACACACCCGACTTTCGATTACCTAACGGAATCTTTATTGAAACTAAAGGTCGATTTGTATTAGAAGATCGCAAAAAACATCTGCTAATTAAACAACAAAGTCCAGAACTCGATATTCGCTTTGTGTTTCAAAATGCTAAAAATAAACTACGGAAAGGATCAAAAACAACCTACGCTGATTGGTGTACCAAAAACGGATTCCAGTACTGTGAGGGAACAATTCCATCAGAATGGTTGGCTGAATAGGTTTATTTCCGTATAGTTACTTTGATGACTAGTATACAAACAGAGACTGTCCTGAGCATATTGCATTCGCATTTAGGCAAATCGACTCCACATAAAAACGGAGAACGAAGCTTTTCATGTCCATTTTGCAATCACTATAAGAAAAAGCTACAAGTAAATGTTGTAAGCCAAAAGTGGCATTGCTGGGTATGTAATGCCAAAGGACAAGCGATTGGGTCACTCCTCAGAAAGAGTAATGCACCGAGTCATGTCTTTCCTAAAATCAAAGAAATTTACGGAAATGCAGGTCCAACTACAACAAACACCACAACAACGGTATTGGCCAACCTGCCAGAAGCTTATAAGCCTCTGTATGTAAAAAGCAACTCACCCGACTATCGTAATGCACTACACTACGCTGTGAAGGTTAGAGGTCTTACAGCCATTGATATACTCAAATATCAAGTAGGATACTGCGAGAGCGGACCATACGCTGGAATGTTGATTGTTCCTAGCTATGACGAGGATGGTCAGTTAAACTACTATGTAGGTAGAAGCTTCTACGATACAACTGTAAAACACAAAAACCCACCAATATCTAAGGATGTAATTGGTTTTGAGAGTCACATTAATTGGAACGAACCAATTACAATTGTAGAGGGAGCTTTTGATGCAATTGCAACTAAACGCAATGTCATACCACTATTTGGAAAAAAGATACTACCTAAGCTGCGAGCGAAGATTTTGCACCACAAAGTACCAAGAATAAACTTAGCACTAGATCCAGATGCATACAAGGACTCACTAGCTGAGATCGAGTACTTCTTGAATAATGGAATGGACGTACGCTATGTAGAATTGAATACTAAAGACCCTAACGAAACAGGGTATCCACGCATGATTGACGCAATAAGTGGCGCAAATCAAATAACATTCTTTGATCTCATTCAATATAAGATAAACATATGATAAACAAGATTAAGTCAGACATACAAGTTGTTGATCACATCTTCCACATTGCAGATATACATTTGCGCAACTGGAAGCGTCATAAAGAGTTTAAGGAGGTTTTTGATAAGATGTTCACAGAACTAGATCAATGTCCACCAAACACTATTGTCACAGTAGGAGGAGACATTGTGCATGCCAAGACAGACATGAGTCCGGAGCTGATTAGCATGGTTACTTACTTGTTCAAGGGGTTAGCTGACAGACGTCCAACCATCGTTATTACAGGAAATCACGATGCTAACCTCAACAACAATCACCGACTCGATGCTTTGACACCAATTGTGGAGAGTAACAGCCATCCAAACCTATTCTACCTACGCAACTCAGGATTGTATGAGATAGGTGACATTGCTGTGAGTGTGATGTCGTTACTCGATGAACCGGATAAATACGTTACTTACGACAAGATAAAGAACCCATCTAAGTACAAAAAGCTTGTAGCGTTGTATCACGGTACGATTGCTAATAGTCAGGTAGACAGTGGATTGACATTGGAGCATGGACTGAACTGGGATACATTTGCAGGATACGACGTAGTGCCGTTAGGAGACATACATAAGCGTCAAGTATTGAGTAAACAGCAGCCAGCTATCTTCTATCCAGGATCACTCGTTCAGCAAAACTTTGGAGAGGTGTATGACGGTCATGGGTATGCTTTTGTCACACTAACCGAAGATGACAACGTTGAATACACATTCCATGATATCCAAAATGATTACGGATATTACACGTTAGACATTACGGATGGAGTGTTGCCAGACAACTTACCAATCACAGCTAAGACAAACCTACGCATCCGTACTCGCAATACAGACTCAGCTCAACTAAAGCGCATTCTTGCAACAATACGCAAAGAATATAAAAACAAAGATGCAGTAGTAGTTAAGCTAGATAAAGGCGCTAGTGGTACTAGCTCTGACTTGACAGACGCTAGCCTAAACCAAGGCGACGTACGTAACATTCAGTATCAAAACGCACTCCTGAGTGAGTGGATGGACGTAGCCGGTACCGACAATGATACTAAGGCAAAAGTACTGGAGATTAATAAAAAACTCAACGCAGAGTTGCAGTTACCCGAACTAGCACGTAATGTGGTATGGAAACCAAAGAAGTTTACGTTTAGCAATATGTTTAGTTACGGTGCAAACAATGTGATAGACTTTAGTACTAAAGTAGGTACGTGTGGATTGTTTGCGCCTAATCATGCTGGTAAGTCTGCTGTATTAGACGCTTTGTGTTTTTGTTTATTTGATCAATCGTTTAGAGCTAAATCAGCTGATCAGGTGCTTAATCGTAAGTGTGAGGACTTTGAGTGTGAGTTTAACTTTGAACTAGAAGGAGTCAGTTATTTTATTCAAAAGCGAGCTTTCAAGTACCGTCACGGCGCTCTAAAAGGAAGACTTAGAGTTGAGATAGATTTCTGGTACATAAACGAGGATGGTGAGAAGGTTTCACTTAATGGTGAGCAAAGAAGAGATACAGATAAAATCATTCAGTCTTATGTTGGAACGTTTGATGACTTTATTTTAACAGCATTATCGTTACAACAGAATAACTCAAACTTTATTGATAAAACACAGAGTGAGCGTAAGGACTTGCTAGCAAACTTCTTAGATGTTACTATATTTGACTCACTATACGAATTAGCAAATAAGAACAATCGAAAGGCTACAATTGCTTTAGAGGAGTATCAAAAGCAGGATTTCGAAACCAAGCTAGGAGATGCTGAAAGATCAAAAGAGCTGTACGAAGATAAGCTTGAAACTACTACTGTTGAGCTAGAGTCAGTCAACAAGGAGATGCAAGACATCAACGATAAACTACTCGAATTAAACAAGGAACTTCAGCCGTGTAAGGGAGAAGGGCTAAACCTAGAAGACTTAGAAGGAGACTTAGTTGACTCAGAAAATTCACTAGCTGAGTGGGAAGAGAAGTGTACAACCAGTCAACAAACTTATAAGGAGTTTGAGCGAGATCACTCTGCAAAATGTCTAGAGATAGAACAAAAAAAGAAATCCTTTGATGTAAACCTATACAACGACTACCAGAGTGAGGTTGCAGCTAAGGTTATGTTGGATAAGGAATTAGATACACTAAAGCTTACTACAAAGAATAAGCTAGAAAAGCTCGCTAAACTCAATGAACACGAATACGATCCCAATTGTCAGTATTGTGTGTCTAACGTATTTGTCCAAGATGCAATGAAGACAAAAAAAGAGTTAGAAGAGGATAAGCAGGCTGTTGCAGAGTTTCTTCAAAAG